GCCGACACCTTGCAGGCTCGCCTGGTGGCGATAGGGCGTGCCGATCCAGGCCCGCGCCGCCCCGACGATCTCGTTCCGGACCTCTTCGCGCGTCATCGCATCCAGTCCGTGATATCGGGTCGGCCGCGGGCTTTGGCGCCAGGACGCGCAATGCTCGTCACGTAGGCGTTGCCCGGCATGTGCGGGAAGCCTTGGAAATTCACGACGTTGAAGAACTTCGCCGCGCAGGTCGCCGAGAGCTTGTCGCAGCCGGCCGTCACGCGGAAGCGGTCGGTCAACGCGACGCCCGCCGGTACGGGTTCCCAGAGCGACAGCCGCGTGCCGCCCGCGTCGCGCGTGTGGATGCGGACTTCGGTGCGGGCCCCCGCCGCATCGCCGCTGATCCAGGTCAGCAGGCCGCGACTGAACCAGCCGTTCGCGTAACCATCGAGGCCCGCGACGGCGATCTCCCCCGATCCCTCGAGAGAGATCACCGTGCCCTCGGCACAATAGGCGGGCAGGTTCAAGTCGATGCGACACCGGCTGTCGCCGAGGTCGGCATCGCACGTGTGCTGAAAGAGCCGGCCCGTCGGCCGCTGCAGGCGATGCGAGAGCCCACGTACCTCGGCGGTGAAGGCGCGACCGGTACGGCGCACCTCGCCCAGCACGCCCGTCTTCACCCGCACGCGCTGATCCGGCGCCTGCCAGTTGACCCGCCAGATCTCGACGCGCGCATCGTCGTAAAGACCGGCGGCGAGATCGGCTTCGGTGAGGTCGTCCGAGCTCAGTGCTCCTTGGATCTCGACGTTGTCGGCGGCGAGGCCGAGCGTCTCCTTCAGTTCACTGGCCGTGAACCCGGAGGCGGCTTCGAACACTGTCCCGTCGAAGGTGAGGTCGCGGTCGTGGTCCGTGAAGCCGCGCTGCGTGCCGTCGCGGCGAACGAGGCGCCAGCACCAGCAGAGCGTGGTCGTGCCGCTCGCCAGGTGTTCGGCGAGCGCGGGAGGAAGCTGCCTCATGGTCGGATCTCGACGATCGGAATGCTCGGAATGGCGCCGTGCTTCAGGCCCTGCAGGTTGATCTCGAGCGCGTCGGCATCGAACCTGACGGGTACGTCGTAATGAAACCCGGCCGTGACGGCGGCCCCGTTCGCCGGGATGTGGCCCGAACGAAACATGATCCTGCCGGTCGTCGTATCGACGTCGAAGGTGCCGGCCGCCTTCTCGACGCCGGCGACCGCGACGCGCACCGATCCGGCGACCGGCTTGGCGATGCGCCGCATCCACGGCGCATGAGCCGCGCCGTAGTTCTTGGTGAGCACGAACGTCGCCGTCGTGCCGTTCCCCGTCCCGATGCGCTGGTCGAGCGGGGTGGCGGCGCGTCCCGGCTGACACGACTTCCAGTCGGCCGGGTCGCGCCAGCGGAAGCCATAGAGGCGGCCTCGGCGCTCCTCGAAGAACGCGATCACCTCGTGCAGTTCGTCGAGCGTGCGAACGCCGTAGCCTGCATCGTACTTGCGCCGCGAGTCGGCCCAGCGGCTGTTGCGCTCTTCGGCACCGGAGCCGAGTACGACGACGTCGGTGCGCCGCTCCGGCCCGCCGACCGCGCCGAGCGAAATGCCGGTCGGGAAGAGGACTTCATGGAAGGCTGCCGGCATGGCTCACAGGTTCCTCTGGCCGAGTGCCGCCGCGCGCGCCAGCATGGCGGCGATCTGTGTTTCGGAGCGGTGGAAGCTCTCCGCGTTCTGGGTCGCGACGTTCATGTTGATCGTCAGCTGACCCCATTTCGAGGGGTCGTAGGGCTTCGGGGATCCGCCAACGCCCATTCCGCCACTTCCGAACAGCGACCCGAGCATGCCTTGCAGCAGCCCTCCGAGGCCCTGCTCGATCGGCTTCATCGCCGCCTTGATCGCGAGATCGGCGAGGCGCGTCTTGAGGCTGCCGAGCACGTCGCCGAGGTCGCGCCCCCTGACGATCGTCTCCGCGAACGATCCGGCGAGGACCTTGGAGAACTGCTCGCCGACGCGTGCGGTGTCGGCGAGGCTCTTCTGCAGGGCACTCGTGTCGGCCCGGACGTCCAGGTCGATCGTCGCGGTGCGGGTCTCGTCCATGGCTCACTCCTCCGTATCGGGAAATCGTCGCATCAGCGCTTCGAGCGCGGCGCGGTCGGGCGGCGCGACGGTGGGGCCGAGCACCGCCTCGGCCGCCGCCTCGAGTTCCCGCGGCGTCATCGCCCAGAAGGCGGCCGACGGCAGGCGCAGCACGCCGAGCCCGAAGCCGATCAGGCGCTTCCAGGGAAAGGGCCGCGGTCCTTGGCGCCTCCGCGCGCGGGCGTGGCCGTGGCCGGGCTGAACGTCGCCGCGAGCAGGCGTGCGACGATCTCGACGTAGCCCGCCGCGCCGCCGGCCGAACGCATGGCCGCGACCGTGCGGTCGTCGACGTCGTTCCCGGCGCCGCGCAGGCCGGCCCCCAGAATGCGCACCGCGTCCTGGGCCGAGAGCCGACCCTTCGTGAAGCGCTCGGCGAGGCCGAGCAGATCGCTTTCGCCGTAGCCCTGTTCGAGTTCGGCAAGCGCGCCGAGCGTCAAAACGAGCGTATAGCGGCGTCCATCGAGTTCGGCTTCGATCTCGCCGCGCGCCGGGTTCGCCATGTCAGACCTCCGTGAAGGTGATTTCGCCCGCGGACTCGAGGGCGAGGTCGAACGTCACCTCGCCGTCGTGGCGGCCCGCGATCTCGAGGTTCGCGATCTGGAATGGCCCGGCGATCGTGCCGAAGTCCGGCACGACGATGAGCCAGCGGAGGATCTGCGCCGCGAAGAACGTCTGGCGGATCAGGATGTCGGACGCCTGGTCCTTGAAGATGCCGGAGCCGGTGATGCGCGCGGTGCGCACGCCCGCGCCGGCGAGCAACTCGCGCCAGAGCCCCGGACTGTCCTGGTTCGTTGCATCGACCGTCCGCGCGTCGAACTGGATCGCCGTCGCGCGCAGGCCGCCGACCGTCAGCGCCGGTGTGGACGTGCCGCGGTCGATCTTGAGCAACAGGTCTTTGCCGCGTTGTGCTGGCATGTCGTCTCCTTGCGCCGTCGGGCGCGCGTCAGCTGAGGCATTCGGTGATGATGCGGAGGCGGAGCGTTGCCCGCCAGACGTTGGCGTCCCGCGCCGTGACTTCGGTCTGCTCGTGGGCGATGCGCACGATGCGGTGGCTCGCGAGCACGGGTGGTGCGGCGTCGACGAGTGCTGCCGCAACGGAGGCCGCGATGTCCGCCGCCACGCCCCGACCCATGCCCTCGGCGGCGATCGTGAAGACGAGCTTGTGATCGTCGCCCGCTTCGGTCGCGGTCGACCAGTCGGTCGAGCGCGCGGCGTCGAGCGCGACGTAGGGCGGACGCGTGCCGGGTGGCAGGCGATCGTAGACACGAGGTCCGCCCAGTTGCCCAACGAGGGCGGGGTCGGCTGCGAGGCGTGCGATCACGGCCTCGACGACTTCGGCTGCCGCGCTCATGCGTCACCTCTCTCGAAAAGGGCGCGATTTGCCGGTCACAGACGCACCCGCCGGAAGGGCGCGACGAGGCTCGCGATCTCCTCGGGCATGCGCGAGACGCCGCCCTTGGCGAGGTCGCGGTTGTCGTACCAATGGGCCGTCAACAGAAGGATCGCGTGGCGCAGCGAGGCCGGCACGAGGTCGGCTGTCGCGCCGTATCCGGCGGTGAAGGTCACCGTCACCGAGGTCGCCGGCGTCACGGACGGATTGATGCGGACACAGCCTTGTCCGTCTTCCTCGATGAGCAGCGACCACGCCGTCGTCGGCAGTGCCGCCGCCGCACCGACCGCGCGGACCTCGGTCACGGATTGCGCGGGCCGCAGCGGCAGCAGGATCTGGTTGTCGTCGGGCCAGGGCCGGAGGAGACGCCAGACCTGATTGATCAGTGCGAGACCGAGCATGGCCTCGATCTGTGCGCGCGCGGTTCGGATCAGCGTATCGACCATGACGTCGTCCGCCGTGGTCGCGATGCGGGCATGGCTTTTGGCTGCGGCCACGGTCACCGGCTCGACGGCCGGCCGTGTGACGACGACGAGGGGCATGGCACGTCCTTCGGGCAAGGGTGGGAGGGCCGGCGCCGCCATCGCGGCAGCCGGCCCTCCGGACGCGCCGCCGTGGGAGGGGCGGCGGCGCGAAGCGAGTGCGTCAGACTCCGAAACGCAGGAACTTGATCGCGTCGAAGTCCTGCACACCGCCGCCGACGCGCTTCGTCGTGTAGAAGAGCACCCAGGGCTTGGCGCTGTAGGGATCGCGCAGCATGCGGATGCCGACGCGATCGACGATGAGATAGCCGGCGCGGAAGTCGCCGAAGGCGATCGACAGCGAGTTGGCGCCGATGTTCGGCATGTCCTCGCTCTCGACCACCGGATAGCCGAGCAGCGTCGACGCCTCACCAGGCCGCGCGGGCGGCTGCCAGAGATAGTTGCCGGTCGTATCGCGGAAGCGGCGCACCTGGCTCAGCGTCGCGCGGTTCATCACGAAGCGGGCGTTGCTGCGGTAGGGCGCCTTGATCGCGAACGTCAGCTCGATGAGTTTATCGGACGGGTTCGTCGCGGGGAAGCCGGCCGATACGCCAGTAGGGATGGCGCCGAGGTTACCCCAGGACCACAGGTCGTTGTTGACGACGGGGTAGGCCAGAAAGCCTCTCGGCCTGTTCACGCCGTCACCCGACACGAAGGCACGGCCTTCCTGGATGGCGAACGCCGTGCGCACCTCGTCCGCAATCCAGGCGTCCATGTCGACGATGCTGTCGTCGAGGACCATCTGGGTCGCCGCCGGCATGGCGTAGAGTTCCATGGTCGGGAACGTAAGGTTCGCGAGCGTCGGCCGGCCGGTCTGCGGCCGCGGCGCCGTCTCGGCCACCCACCCCGCGCCCATCTCGCCGAGTGCGTAGGGCTTCTGGTAGATCGCGGCGGAGACCTGACGAACATCGGCGATCGCGCGGATGGGAGACATGTCGCGCAGCGAGCGATTGACCGCGGCCTCGGTTTCCGGCGGCACGAGGAAGCCGCCGTCGGCGTTCGTCCCGACCGAGAAGGTCTTGGCCTCGATGGCATGGAGGCCCTGCTCCACACCGCGGCGAACGTAGCGCTCGAAGGCCGCCTTGTGTTCGCGGCGCAGCGGCGTGTCGGCCGTCTCAGGCGCGCCGCCGAGCGGCGGGCGTGCGGCCTTCAGCGCCTGCGCATCGAGGAGCCGCTGCTGGCGCTCGATCACCTCGTCGAGCCGCGCGAGCTTCTCGGTCGTCACGACGTCCGTCGCCATTTTGCGTTCGACTTCGCCGAGCCGGCGCTCGCTCGTCTCCCGCATTTCACCGACCGCGCGCATCAGGTCGTCGAAGGCCGCGCGCGCCTCGCTTCCGCCGGCCATGTCGACGACCTTGGTCTCGACCCCTGTTTCGTTCAGCATGCGAAGTGTCCTTTCCTCATGTTTTCCTGCGCAACTGGCGCGCCGCTTCCGCCATACGGAGGACGAGGCGTGCTTCTTCGGACGATCGGTCTCTCGGCGGCGGCGGGGCCGGCGCCGCGGCCTGCCGGATGCGCGCCCCGGGCTGCATGGGGAACGTGACGACCGAGATCTCCCAGAGGTCGACCGCGAGCAGCCGGCGCGTACCGCCCGTGCGCTCGCGGCGCGCGCGCGTCGCCTTGAAGCCGATCGACAGGCCGTCGACCGCGCCGTCGCGCATGAGTGCGAGGGCTTCGCGCGCCCGGGCAACGTCGCGGGTGAGCCGTCCCCGGACGAACAGTCCGCGGGCGTCCTCGTGGATCTTTTCCCAAATTCCGATCGGTTCGCCCGGATCGTGCTGCCACAGCAGACGAATACCTTTCGGGCCGCGCTCGGCGATGGTCGCGCGAAAGGCGCCCGGTTCGATGATGTCGTTGCCGAGATCCTCGCGGCCGAACAGGCTCGCGTAGCCTTCGAAGGTGCCGTCACGCCAGACGTCGCGCAGCGGCACGTCGATGCGTTTCGTCTCCGGCGCCGGTTTGATGAGGGAGGGCTCGGCGAAGGTCATGGTTTCTCTCCCGCGGGTGTCGAGGGGCCGAGCGGCCCGTAGCCGAGCGCTTCGCGCTTTTCGTCGACGGTGAGGAACGAGCAGCGCTCGAGCCGAGCCCACAGCGCTTCACGTTCGCCCGACAGCGCGTCGACGCGGTCGAGATCGGGCCTGATCGCCAAGACGCCCGTGGTCGGTCAGGCCGGCGCGAGCCACGTCGCGAGGCCATCGGCGAGGCGGGTGAGCATCGGCAAGACCGTCTGCCGCCAGAGCGTCCGGTTGGCTTCCTGGTAGTTCGCGTACGTGTTGTCGCCGGGGATGCCGAGCAGCATGGGCGGCACACCGAAGGCGAGCGCGATTTCGCGCGCCGCTGCGTGCTTCGCGGCGATGAAATCCATGTCCTGGGGCGAGAGCCCCATCGCCTTCCAGTCGAGTCCACCTTCCAAGAGCAGCGGCCGGCCGGCGTTGCGGGCACCTTCGAAACTGTCGCGGAGTTCCTGTTTCAGACGCTCGAACTGATCGGGGGCGAGCGCGGCGCTGCCCGTGTAGACGAGCGCGCCGGAGGGCCGGGCCGCGTTGTCGAGCAGCGCCTTGTTCCAGGCGCCCGCCGCGTTGTGGATGTCGATCGCGGCTGCCGCCGCCGCCATGGGGCTCAGTCCGTCATGATCGGAAAGCGGGTGGAAGAACCGCAGATGTAGGATGCGGCTCACGCCGTCGACGACTTCGCCGGCGATCAACTCGCTGCGGCCGCTGGCGGTGTAGCGGTAAGCGGCCGGCCAGCCATCGTCGCCGGTGACGATCTCGACGCGATCCGGCCGCAACGGATGCAGCTCGCGGATCCGCCCGTCGACGGCCACCGCCTCGACGAACAGATTGCCCGAGACGAGGAGGTAACCGAGGCAGGCCTCGATGAAGTCGGCACGTGTGTGGGTCTGGTTGGGCCGCGCTAGGACATCCGTAAGCGGATGGCTCGTCCGCTCCTCGTCGGCTTCGTACACCAGCAGGGGCACCGATGCGGCCCCTTCGGAGATCATGCGCACGGCACGGTAGACGATGGGGTTCTTCACGAAGCCTTCTTGCGCGAAGGCGCGATAGGAACTCGGCGACCACCGCGGCGCCCCGAGTTGCTCGAGTGCGAACAGCCCGGCCGACTTGGTCTCCGCTGGACGCAAGCCGAGCCGCGCCCCCGCACCGGCGAGCGCGGCGGTCAAGCGCTTCATCATCGGTCTCTTTCTCCCTCTCAGAGGCACCGGATCGACGGCGGCACCGCGACGTCGAGCATGAGGTCCGTCAGGGCCCAGACGAGTGCGTCCATGCGGTCGGGACTGCCGCGCCCGGCACCGGCGGCGCCGAAAGTGCACAGTTCGTCTTCGAGTTCGGCGAAGCGGCCGACGTGGGCGACGCGACCCTCCGCGTAGAGCGCGGCGACCGGCTCGGCGCGGACCCATTTTCCGCGCGTCGCCCGCACTGTGCGGATGGCGACGGCGGCATCGACCTGGCGCAGTACGCCGGGGACGAGATCGCCGCCCTGGTTCACCTCGGCAACGACGCTGTCGGCCTCGAAGTCGCGGCAGGCGGCGATCACGGCGCGGGCCCAGACGTCCGGCGCACGGCCGGCGAGCGAACGGTCGGCGAGCACGTAGGCGCGTCCGTCGACGCCCCGGCCTGCGACCACGATCCCGCAGGCATCCGACGTCGCCGTCGCGGTGACCGGAGGGTCGACCGCGACGACGATGCGCTGGAGGTCGGCGGCGGCCGCCACGCGGCCGTCCTCGATCCACGCGCGGCGCCAGAGTGCGCCCGCCACGTCGTCCACCATCTCGCCGTCGAGCTCCTGGCGTCCGAGCGGCGTGCCGGCATAGCGACGCGCCATACGGGCGACGAAGGCCGGCGCGAGGTGCGCGGCGTTGTCGGCCGTGCGGGCGCGCGTTGTCGCGACGGTCGGATCGGCGAGCAGACGTTTGAGCAGCGGCACCGGCCGCGGCGTCGTCGTCGCGACGGCGCGCGGTCGGGCGCCGAGCCTCAAGCCGAGTTGCAGCATGTCCCAGGTCGCCTCACCATGGCGCCATTTGGCAATTTCATCGGCCCAGGCGGCGCCGAATTGCGGGCCGCGCAGGCTGTCGGGGTCTTCGGCCGAAAAGAGCTGCGCCACCGCGCCGTTCGGCCATGTGATGCGATTGCGCGACGGCTCGAAGACGGGCCGCTCGTCGTCCGGGTGGATGGCGAGAAGACCGGAGACGCCTTCGACCATCACGCTGCGCACGTCGTGCATCGTCTCGCCCACGAGGGCGATCCGCTCGACGGGCTCGTCCGTGAACGGGGCTTTCCCGAGGGCGAGCGCGCGGACCCATTCGGCCCCGGCGCGGGTCTTGCCGGCGCCGCGGCCGCCGAGCACGAGCCACGTCGCCCAGGGCAGCGCGCCCGCCACGTCCGCCGGTGGCAGCTGATCGTCGCGGGCATGCACGAGCCAGTCGCAGAGATGGAAGGCCGCCGCGTCAGCCGCGAGGTCCTGGATCGCCTCCCGGATCTTCGCCGGTGAGCTGGCGTCGCAGTCGGCCAAGACGTTCCGCAAGAGCGCGGCGGAGTTCGTCCGGATCGTTGCGGGCCGATGCGGGGGCGTCTGCGGTGGTGCTGGGTGCGCCGGCTCCGGCATCCTTTTCGAGCTCCGTCGCCTTGCCGAGGTTCCTGACGAGAGCCCCGATCGCGCGGGCCTCCCGTTCGCAGTCGGCCGTTGTCGGAGGGTCTCCCGTCGTCATGGCTGTCTCCAGTCTGGTCAGGGCTGCATCGATGGCGTGCCACACCCGCGAGACGGTCGCGTGGCTGCGGCGCTGACGGCGCGTGATAGGGATGTGGCCGTCGGTTTCGGCGATCTCGATCCGGCGCGCCGGCCATTGGTGACGGCGACGCCACTGAAAGATGCGACGCTCCGGAATGCCGAGGCGGCGGGCGATGGCGCGCACGGTCTCGCTTCCGTCCTCGTAGGCGGCGCGAGCCGCCTGATAGATCGGATCGTCTCTGTCCATGTTGTCCGCTTGATGAGTTGGCGGCGTTCCAAGGCACACGGCGGCCGGGCCGCGACGGCGTCGGCGTCGGCGTCGGCGTCGGCGTCGGCGCGTCCGTGGTGTCGAAATCTCCGGGTCAGGAGCGAGTGGCAACGCCAAAGGCCGCGATCCCATCACGTGACGGGCGCGTTACCTCTGGCTTCAATATCTGAAATCCGACGATGGAGCGGGGTCGGCATCGCCGCCGACCCACCATCTCGACCGTACATAATCAGTACACGACCAGCGTCCCGCTGTCAACGACTTTTCGTCTCTTGGCGGAGCATTCGGTAACGATCGGTCAACCGCTGTCGCGCGTGTGGCTTGATGGAACCGTCTCTCTCACGCAAGCTCCCGTTTCCGGGTGTTGTCACGAGTGTGCTGCGTTCCATGACCGTTCAGGGCCGACAGACGTCGCGAGATGCGCCCGTACCTCTCGTCTGGACTGAGGTGGTGGACCACCCACCGCCTCTTCCTGTCGTCGACGTCGAGGAATGCCCCGTCTGCAAGGCCTGGACGTCGGGAACGTGCAAGACCGTCCAGGACATGAACGCCTGCCGCAACCTGGACCCGGCCGAGAGCGCCGCCGTCCTGCTGCAGCCTGCCTGA